TATGACGGAGAAAAGCTTACACTGTTAGTACATGATGAAAGTGGTAAGTGGGAAAGACCAGATAATATATTAAACAATTGGCGTGTAACAAAAACATGTTTACGTCTTGGTAGTAGAATAGTAGGTAAATGTATGATGGGCTCAACATCCAACGCCCTTGATAAAGGTGGAGACAACTTTAAAAAACTATACAATGACTCAGATGTTACTAGACGAAACCGTAATGGACAAACAAAGTCTGGCCTGTATTCTCTCTTTATCCCAATGGAGTGGAACTACGAAGGATTTATTGATGAGTACGGAAATCCAGTCTTTGATAATCCAGATAATGATGTATACGGACCAGACGGACAGTTAATCGAGTACGGTATTATAGATCATTGGCAAAACGAAGCTGACGGTTTAAAAAACGATCAAGATGCTTTAAACGAATTTTATCGACAGTTTCCAAAAACTGAAGAGCATGCGTTTAGAGATGAAGCAAAAAATAGTATATTTAATTTAATAAAGCTATACGAGCAAATAGACTACAACGAAGAGCTTGGTAGAACCTTAAACATAAGTACTGGTAATTTTCAATGGGTTAACGGTATACAAGATACGCAAGTAATATTTTATCCAGACCCAAAAGGTAGATTTAAAGTAAGTTGGGTACCACCAACTCATATGCAAAATAAAATAATAATAAAAAATGGCACGAAATATCCTGGCAACGATCATATGGGTGCTTTTGGTTGTGATAGCTACGACATTAGTGGCACGGTAGACGGTAAGGGTTCAAAAGGAGCATTACATGGTTTAACTAAATTTAGTATGGAGGATTGTCCTCCACATCATTTTTTTTTAGAATATTTAGCAAGACCACAAACTGCTGATATGTTTTTTGAAGACGTGCTTATGGCTTTAGTGTTTTACGGTATGCCAATGCTTGCTGAAAATAACAAGCCAAGATTATTATACTATTTAAGGCGTAGAGGTTACAGGGGTTATAGTATGAACAGACCAGATAAAATATGGAATAAATTATCTGTTGCTGAAAAAGAAATAGGTGGTATACCAAACTCAAGTGAAGATATAAAGCAAGCTCATGCAGCTGCTATAGAAATGTATATACAAAAGTATGTTGGTAATACTACAGAAGATGAGTACGGAGATATGTACTTTAACACAACTTTAAATGATTGGGCTAAGTTTGACATAAACAAACGTACAAAGTTTGATGCAACAATTAGTAGCGGTTTAGCTATCATGGCTTGCAATAGGCATTTGTATAAACCTAATCCAAATATAGAAAAACAAAAATTAAACATTAACATATCAAGATATGACAACAGAGGTTTCATGTCTAAAATAATAAACAATTAAATATGGCTGAGTCAGTACATGTTAACTTTCCTTCACAAGTCGTAAGCGACTTAGAAAAATCTAGTTATGACTATGGATTAAGAGTTGCTAGAGCTATCGAGCAAGAGTGGTTTAACGGAACTTATTCTAATAAATACTTTGACACTCAATCAAAGTTTCATCAATTAAGATTATACGCAAGAGGTGAACAATCAATACAAAAATACAAAGACGAATTATCTATTAATGGTGATTTGTCTTATTTAAATTTAGACTGGACACCAGTTCCAATTATACCTAAGTTTGTTGATATAGTTGTTAACGGTATGTCAGAACGTATGTTTAATGTAAAAGCATATTCACAAGATCAATACGGTGTTAGTAAACGTACTGAATATATGGAGTCTATATTAAGAGATATGAAATCTCAAGACTTTAATAATCAAGCTGCAGTTGGTATGAGTATGAATCTTTATGAAAGTGATCCTACTAAATTACCAGGAAACGAAGAAGAGTTACAACTTCATATGCAGTTAGACTATAAACAAAATGTAGAAATAGCTGAAGAGCAAGCTATAAACACTTTATTAGACGGTAATAACTATGACTTAATAAGAAGAAGAATGCTTCGTGATCTTACGGTTTTAGGTATAGGTGCTGTAAAAACTAATTTTAATTTTAGTGAAGGTGTAACAGTTGAGTATGTAGATCCAGCTAACTTAGTTTATTCATATTGTGAATCACCATATTTTGAAGACTTATATTATGTTGGTGAAGTTAAAACAATACCTTTTAACGAACTAGTAAGACAGTTTCCTAATCTTAGTCAATCAGAGTTAGAAACAATACAAAAAAGCGCTAAAAGACCAACCGGTAGATATACTCAAAGAGAAGTTTATGATAAAAACAAAGTTCAAATACTTTATTTTAATTATAAAACATATAATCACGATACTTATAAGTTAAAAGAAACTGGAACAGGAGCAGAAAAAGCTATACAAAAACCAGATACTTTTAATCCACCTTCTAACAAAGAAGGCAATTTTGCAAGATTACAAAGAGCTGTTGAGGTTTTATATGAAGGTGCTTTAATACTAGGTACTGACAAGTTGTTAGCTTGGAATAAATGTGAAAACATGATGCGTAGTAAGAGTGATTATAATAAAGTAAAGATGAATTACTCTATTGTAGCTCCACGTATGTACAACGGTAGAATAGAAAGCACTGTTAGTAGAATAACTGGTTTTGCTGATATGATACAGTTAACGCATTTAAAGCTACAACAAGTAATGTCAAAGATGGTACCAGATGGTGTTTATTTAGATGCTGATGGTTTAGCTGAAATAGATTTAGGTAACGGTACGAACTATAATCCACAAGAAGCTTTAAACATGTTCTTCCAAACAGGTTCTGTTATTGGTAGATCAATGACACAAGACGGTGATCCTAATGCCGGTAAAATACCTATACAGCAAATAGCTAACAGTTCAAATAATGGTAAGCTACAAAGCTTAATACAAACGTATAACTATTATTTACAAATGATTAGAGATACGACCGGACTTAACGAGGCAAGAGACGGTAGTGTGCCTGATCCTAAAGCTTTAGTTGGTGTTCAAAAGTTAGCTGCAGCTAATTCAAATGTAGCTACTAGACATGTGTTGTTAGCTTCAATGTTTATTACGGCTGAAATAGCTGAAAAATTATCATTAAGAATATCTGACATACTAGAATATTCACCAACAAAAGAAGCTTTTATACAAGCTATAGGAGCTCATAATGTTGCTACATTAAAAGAAATGAAAGAGCTTCATCTATATGACTTTGGTATATTTTTAGAGCTAGAGCCTGATGAAGAAGAAAAACAAATGCTTGAAAACAATATACAAACAGCTTTATCTCAAAAACTTATAGAGTTAGACGATGCTATTGATATTAGAGAAATAAAAAATACGCGGCTTGCAAATCAGTATTTAAAATTAAAAAGAAAACAAAAATCAGAAAGAGATCAAAAAGCACAACAACAAAATATTCAAGCGCAAGCTCAGGCAAATGCTCAACAACAACAGGCTGCGGCTCAAGCTGAAATACAAAAGAACAAAGCTAAAACAGCTTCTGAACTTCAAGTTGATCAAGCGGAGGCTAGATTTAGATTAGAATATTTGCAAGAAGAAGTAAGACTTAAAAAAGAACTTATGCAATATGAGTTTGACCTTAATTCTCAATTGAAAAATATGGAGAATAAAAGTAAAGAAAATATCGAGACTATGAAACAAACTGGTAAAGATGCTAAAAAATTTGAATCTTCAGGTAATGATATAGTAGGGAGTGGTATAGGCCTCGATAAATTTAACCCAAAAATTAACTAATTATATAATATTTTATTATGGAAGAAAAAAAAGACAATGCAGCTGATACAGCTGTAGAGCAACCTATTGTAGATACTAAGGTTGGAAAACAAAAAATAAAAAGGCGAAAAATATTAAAAAAAGAAGAGCCTATAATTAAAGTAGATTTAAGTAAAAAACCAGAAACCAAAGAAAATGAAGTTACAGACGATAACGTTGACAAAGCAGGAGTCACTGAGGATGTTAAATCCGAGGACACCGGGACCACACAAGAACAAAAAGAAGTACAACCGGAAGAGCAAACACAAGAAGAGCCAGTATTAGAAGAAATAACTGACGAAAAAGTAGAAGAAAAAGTTGAAGAGTTAGTTGAAGAAACTAAAGAAGCTATAGTTGAAGCTCAAGAAACAGGTAAAGAACTTCCAGAAAATGTTCAAAAGTTAATCGACTTCATGGAAGAAACTGGTGGTGATATATCTGATTACGTTAAGCTTAATCAAGATTATTCTGGTATGGATAACTTAACTGCTTTAAAAGAATATTACAAACAAACAAAGCCACATCTTACAACTGACGAAATAGATTTTATGATGGAAGATCAGTTTTCTTATAACGAAGAAGAAGATGATGCTAAAGATATTAAAAGAAAAAAATTAGCGTTAAAAGAGCAAGTTGCGAATGCTAAGAACCACTTGGACGGTTTAAAGTCCAAATACTATGAAGAAATTAAAGCCGGGTCAAAGTTGACCAAAGAACAACAAAAGGCTGTTGATTTTTTTAATAGATACAACAAAGAATCTGAAGCTAATAAAAAAGTTGCAGATAAACAAAAAGAAGTATTTTTAAACAAAACTAACGATGTGTTTAATCAAGATTTTAAAGGTTTTGATTTTAACGTTGGTGATAAAAAATACAGATTTAATGTTAAAAACATAAATGAAGTAAAAGAAAATCAAAGCGATATTAATAACTTTGTCAAAAAGTTTTTGAATAAAAGTAATGAAATGTCAGATGCTGCAGGTTATCATAAATCTTTATTTACTGCAATGAATCCTGATGCTATTGCAAGACATTTTTACGAGCAAGGTAAAGCTGATGCTGTAAAAGAAACTGTTGCTAGAGATAAAAACGTAAATGTAAATCCTAGAAGTTCTTTTAACCAAGCTCAAGTAGGAGGTCTTAAATTTAGGGTATTAGGAGATGACGCCAATGATTTTAAAGTAAAAATAAAGAAAAACAAATTATAAATTTAAAAACTATTTAAAAAATGGCAACTACTTTTACTCCTGGTAGCTTATTGAATAGTGTACCATCCGCACAACCGCAGACGTTGACGACTAACTATATAGACTTTACGTCTCAAACAACTAAAGGGTGGGCACAACAATTTCTACCAGATTTAATGGAAAAAGAAGCTGAAGTGTTCGGTAACAGAACAATCGGTGGATTTTTAGAAATGGTCGGAGCTGAAGAAGCAATGTCCGCAGATCAAGTAATCTGGTCTGAACAATCAAGATTACACTTATCATATCAAGGTAACATAAAAAGAGAAACTGGAGCTGTATATACTTTTACTGCTATTAAAGACATTGATGGTAATGCTGTAACAGGAGCTACTGCTGCTGCTGCAAGTGCTGAAATGGCTGTAAGAGTTGGTGACTTAGTTATACTATCTGACGGTGACGGAACTGTAAAAGGTTACGTTAGCGATGTTTTAACTCCTGCTCAAGTTAGTGGTTCTGGTGTATTTTGCGCTAGATATACTGTTGATGCTATAACTGACGACGGTACTGGACTTGCTGATATAACTTTCTCTAACAGCAATGTTACAGGTGGTATGATGGTATTTGGTTCTGAGTATGCAAAAGGTACTACTGGTAGAACTGCATCTAACCAACCACGTTTTAAGTCTTTTACTAACAAGCCTATCATAATGAAAGACAGATATGAGGTCTCAGGATCTGATGCTGCTCAAATTGGTTGGGTTGAAGTTACTGGTGAAGACGGACAAAATGGTTACTACTGGTACTTAAAAGCTGCTGGTGATACTAGATCTAGATTTACTGATTACTTAGAAATGACAATGGTTGAGCATGAACTTGCTACAAACACTGTAACTTCTCACTTATCTAATACTTTAGGTGGTTCAGAAGGTATGTTCGCAGCTATTAAGTCTAGAGGTAACGCTTACGATGGTTTAACAACTGCTGGTACTCCTGATCAGATTTTAGGTGATTTTGATGAAATATTAAAAGAGCTTGACAAGCAAGGTGCTATTGAAGAGTACATGATCTTTGGTAACAGAGACATCATGCTTACTATCGATGACATGTTAGCTGGTCAAAATTCTTACGGATCTGGAGGTACATCTTACGGTGTATTTGACAATTCTGAAGATATGGCATTAAACTTAGGTTTTTCTGGTTTCAGAAGAGGTTCTTATGACTTCTACAAATCTGACTGGAGATACTTAAACGACAAAGCTACAAGAGGTGGTATTAAAGATGTAGTTAACCAAGTTAGAGCGGTATTTATTCCGGCTGGTACTACAACTGTGTACGATCAATCATTAGGAAAAAATCTTAAGAGACCTTTCCTACATGTAAGATACAGAGCTTCTCAATTAGAAGACAGACGTTTCAAAACTTGGACTACTGGTTCGGTTGGAGCTGCTACTACTGATTTAGATGCGATGGAAATGCACTTCTTATCTGAAAGATGTTTAGTTGTACAAGGTGCTAACAACTTTATACTAGTTGAAGGTACAGGTACTTACTAATACTAATTAATTAAAGCCGGGACTTCGGTCCTGGCTTTTATTTACTAATTTTATTATATATTATATTATGAAAAAAGAAAACAAAACTCAAGATACTTGGGAAATAAAAGATAGAACATATGTTTTAATAAATATGTCACCTCTTGGTTATCATTTAAAATCAACTGGTCTTTATTATTTTGATAAAGAAAAAGGTTATGAAAGAGAAATACAATATGCAAGAAATCAAAGAACTTGTTTTGTAGATGAAATGAAAGGTGATATTAGACCTGAGCATGTATGGTTTAGAGATGGAGCTTTATTTGTTCCAAAGAATAATGTTACTCTGCAAAAATTTTTATCTATTTACCATCCGTATAAAGATAAAAAATATTATGAAGTTAATAACGTTCAACAAGCAATAGACGAAGTTGATGACATAATGATTGAAATAGAGGCTTTAAATTTAGCTCAAAAACTAGATATAGAACAGGCAGAAGCTATTATGCGTGTTCAAAAAGGCTCAGAAGTTAATAAGATGAGTTCTAAGGAGCTTATGCGTGATTTACTAGTGTTTGCTAGAAATAACCCAATGTTGCTCTTAGAATTAGCCTCTGATGACAATGTTCAACTTAGAAACGTAGGTATTAAAGCTTGTGAAGCTAAAATAATAAATCTATCTCAAGATCAAAGAACATTTACTTGGGGATCTAATGGTAGAAAATTACTTAACGTTCCTTTTGATGAAAACCCGTATTCAGCACTAGCCGCTTGGTTTAAGACTGATGAAGGTGTTGAGATTTATTCTCAAGTCGAGAAAAAATTAAAATAATCAAACTGTAGTGGTAGTCGCCCTACGGGGCGATTACTAACTACTAATAAAAAAAATATGGCAATAAGCGTAGACACAGTATATCAAAGAGTATTAGCTATTGCTAATAAAGAGCAACGAGGCTATATAACGCCACAAGAGTTTAATTTATTAGCTAATCAGGCTCAAACAGAAATATTTGAGTCTTATTTTTATGATTTAAACCAAAGAGAAAGACTAGAACCAGAAGAAAAAGAATATGCTGAATCTAGTATATCTAAATTACTAGAAAGAAAACTAGCTCCATTTACAACAGTTGCAACCGTAACTAGTGGAACAACATATCCATCACACTATCAAATAGGTAAAATATTTTTAGACGGACAAGAGTGTATTAAGATGGATAGAAACGAATTAAGATCTTACAAACAATCAGTAAGACATCAATCAATAAATATATCTAACTTGAGCGCTGTATATATTGACTCTAAAACTAATGGAGAAGATATTGAAGTTTACAGGTTTGATGGTAGTAACTCAAAAGAAACGTCTGGTGTTACTTGCGAAGTTATTAACGCGCCTGCAGCTGTAGAGTGGGCTTATGTTGTTGTTAACGAAAAAGCTTTATATAATGCTAGTGCCGCTACAGATTTTACACTACATATATCTGAAGAAAACACTTTAGTTAATAGAATATTAGAGTTAGCAGGTATAATATTAAACAAACCTGGATTAGTAAATTTAGCAGCAACAAGAACTCAAGCTGAACAACAAACTCAAAAACAATAAAACATGGGATTACTTATAAACACAGAACAAGGTTATTATGCTAGCGGTGGTGATCACGGAAACTATAGATTTTTATCTCTTAAAGATATTATAGAAGCTTTTAAAGCTACTTACGTAGGTAAAGGAAAAATATGCGAAAATGTTTTTGAAGGTGATATTGTTTTTCACGCTGGTAGAGCTTTACAAGAATTAAGTTATGATACATTAAAAGTTATTAAAAATTGGGAAGTTGAAATACCTGCTTCATTAATGCTTGTTATGCCTGTTGATTATATTAACTACTGCAAGCTTTCTTGGTCAGATGAGTCTGGTGTTGAAAGAGTAATATATCAAACAGATAAAACTTCTAATCCTAGAAATATAACAGAAACTGTAAACGCAGATGGTGGGTTTACAATAAGTGGTTCAACAAGTGATTTAGCTTTTACAGAAACATCTGATACTAGAGAAAAATACAACTCACAAGAGCTTAATACTTTGGCTATGCACAGACAAGATAGAGACGCTTATAATTATTTAGATGGTAATAGATACGGTATTGATCCACAATACGCTCAAATAAACGGTAGTTTTTATATTGATGAGCAAGCAGGAAAATTTCACTTTAGCTCTAACATTTCAGGAAAAACTGTAATATTAAAGTATATAAGTGATGGATTAATAACAAACTCAGAACATAGTGGTATAGATTATGGAGCAACACCAGTGCCTAAGTTTGCAGAAGAAGCAATGTACAAACATATATTGTTTGGTATATTGTTATCAAGAAAAGATACGCCAGGTGGTTTGTTATCTGAAATTAAAAAACAAAAAATAGCTGAAACAAGAAAAACAAAACTAAGATTACAAAACTTTAAACTAGAAGAATACGCTAGAATACTAAGAGGAGGTAGTAAAATTATAAAACACTAAAATATGCCGGAGTTAAAACGTAACTTCTCTCAGGCCAAGATGAATAAAGACCTTGATGAAAGGTTAATACCAAACGGCCAATACAGAGACGCTTTAAATATACAAATATCTACTTCAGACGAATCCGACGTTGGTTCTGCCCAAACACTAATGGGTAACACTCTAAGAAATGTTATAGAAAACAGTGGAGTCTATAACATACCAACAACTTCAACTTGCATAGGAACTATAGCTTTACCGGAAACGGATAAAATATATTATATGGTAGCTGCCAGTGTCAGAAACGACAATGGTAACCCAAATGATATACAAAAAGATTATATATTAGAATATGATACTTTAAAAAACACTATTAAATATGTTTTTGTAGATATTCATAATGTAAAAACCTCTGCTAGTATAGCTTCTAATAATACTAACAATGTTAGAATACCAGATTTAGGATCTTCAACAATAAATAAAACAGGCGTTAGAATAGGTATGAAACTTATACATGCTAGCTACGGTCCTGATGACAATATAAAAGTAACTGATATAGCTTATGATACTGGTAACAGTAGATGGAAAATAACTTTAAGTAAAAACGTTAGCGTTAGTAGTAGTGATGAATTAACATTTATTGCTGATAGAGTTTTAAACTATAGTAAAGATGTAATAATAACCGGTATAAACGTTTTAGATGATTTTTTATTTTGGACAGATAATATAACAGAGCCTAAAAAAATAAATATTAAAAGATCAATAGCTGGTACAGGTGGTACTGAGTATTTAATAGGCGGTGGAGTTGCTGGTATAAACAACGGTACTCCAACAACAGATATTTTTACAGGTGACACAGATAATTTCCATACAAGACTAGTAGCTGACAGAGATAATAACGACAATTTTGAAGTTGTAACAGATAGAACAGGTAAAAAAGCTGTTTATGTACAAGAGCAAAATATAACTGTAATAAAAAAATCACCAACACAAGCTTTGCACTTGAAGATGTCAGATCAAAAAGATCCAAGAGTAAATTCTAGTGGTGTTACTAATCCGTCTGCACAAGCTGCAACAATTGATTTTACAGGTAAAGCGGCTGGTGATGATGTTTCAATTACATTTGATGGCGCTGTAGATTTTAGAGTTGGTGATATTTTACTTTTTACAGATGATACTTCTGCTTCTATATCTTCTTTTGAAGAAGGTAAGTCTAAAATAAGAGCTGTAGTGACAACATCTTTAGTTTCAGACCCAGATAATTTACATGCAACTGGTTTTGTTGTTAGAATACTATCAATATCAAATAACGTTGAAGAAGCTTCTACTCCTTATTTTGTAAGAAAAACTAAAGCTGATCCTTTGTTTGAAAATAAATTTGTAAGATTTAGTTATAGATATAAATATCAAGATGGTGAATACTCAACGTTTGCGCCTTTTTCTGAGCTAGCATTTTTACCAGGTAATTTTGATTACGAGCCAAGAAAAGGTTATAATTTTGGTATGAGCAATAGACTTAGAAGTTTAGAGCTTTGTAATTATTATTCAGAAGAGTTAATTACTAACGATGTTATAGGTATAGACTTATTATATAAAGAAGATGGAAAACCTACTGTATATACTGTAAAATCAATATCTCAAAAAGACGGGCATCCTATATGGCCTGATACAGCTAACAATGCTTACGACAGAGGTAAGTATGTTGTAACTTCAGACGTGATACACGCTGTACTACCTTCAAATCAATTATTACGACCTTATGACAATGTGCCAAGACTTGCTAAAGCCCAGGAGATAAGTGCTAACAGATTAATATACGCTAACTATTTACAAAACTATAATGCTGACGATCCTGTTTTAGAAATATCAAAACACTCTCAAGAACTTGATGATATAGGTGAAGAGTTTGCAGCTGCTTCTGTAAAATCATTAAGAACTTATCAAGTTGGTGTAGTATTTTGCGATAACTATGGAAGAGAAACACCAGTATTAACTTCTAAAAATGCTTCTGTTAAATTTGATAAATCTTGTTCTACACAAAGAAATAGACTTTTTACTAGATTAAAAAGTGATGCACCGCCTTGGGCAACTCATTACTCTTATTATGTAAAAGAAACATCTTCTGAATATTACAACATGGCAATGGATAGATATTACTTTGCTAACGACGGTAATATATGGTTGTCTTTTCCTTCTGCTGAAAGAAATAAAATTACAGAAGATGATTATTTAATACTTAAAAAAGCACACAGAACTAATGAGCCTGTTTATGACAAAGCAAGATATAAAGTATTAGCTATAGAAAATGAAGCGCCAGACTTTATAAAAACAACAAGAAAGTTAGTAGGTAAATGTAAACACGGTAGCACTCAAACAATATCAGGTGGTTCAGGTTCTGGTGCTGGTGGTAATTTTGGTAACGGTATTGGTCAAGGTTATCCTATACCAGGTGAAAGTGAAGTTACTATTCAAAGAGGTGCTTTTATAGATTCTTTTGGAGATCAAATATTAACATTTACGCCTGACAAGTTATTTTTAAAAGTACAAGCTCCAACAAATAGTTCAGAAGAATATGAAGTTATGAAAATGTCTGATGATGGAACTAAAATTACTATAACTTTATCTACTATATTTGGTGAGGACATGTCATTTACAGACTCTGATAATACTTCTGCTGGTACACAACCGCCTAACGGCTTAATAATAACTTTATTAGAGCATAAAATAGAAAACAGACCTGAGTTTGATGGTAGATTTTTTGTTAAAATATATAGAGATGAAAGTTTATCAAAGTATGTTTTATCTAGTGATTCTGATACAGAGTTTTATTCTATTAAAGATAGTTGGCAATTAAGGTATATACACAACAATGGTTACAAGGGTGGACCTAGTTTTCCTATAACAACATCACACAGACAACGTCTTAAAAATGAGTCTGGAAATGCTTCTGCTAAAAACCACCCAACAGAACTTGGTCATCATACACCAACTTATCAATGGGGTGGAACAAATAGCAAAAGATTTGGAGTAACTAGAAGCGATGTTGATAGTGATCCTGTACACTCGTTAGGTAATGATGCAGCTACTTATAACAATATAAGCCCACAAGCTCAAGAGTTTTGGAAAGGAATAAAAGATTTAAAATCATTTTTTATTGACTGTTGTACTGCTTATCAGTGGACAGGTCATGAAGATATGATACCTGGTGATAGACTTAACGGAAATGCTGATAATGGTTTTCGTGGTTTACTGTTTAAACCAGACGCTGAAAACGAGTGGTATAATAACAATAATAATTTTACTAGTGCTAAAAAAACAACTTCTAATAATCAAGGTGGTGCAATATCTAGAGGTATATGGGGCACTGTTATTAACGATCCAGCCAACCCTGAAGACTCTCAGTGTTTTATGGATATTTCTTGGTCTGGTATGGAAAACAAACCAATTTGGAATCCACCTTACAAACATAAATTGTCAGAGCATAATAGTGGTATTAGAGCTGAAGCTTGGAAGTTTATAGAGAGATTATGTACGCCTGGAACACAGTTTAGATTTAGAAATGATCCTGATGGACAAGTTTACACTACATTTGAATATGCTTATAAAGACGCTAATGGTCTTACGCCTGGCGGTCATAATGAATATAGGCAGGCCGCTACAATATACACTGGTCTTTGGGGTATAAGAAATTATAAAGATGGTAGACCTAATGATAATAAAAAGTTGTATAGAGACAACTGTATGCGTCAACGATGGACTATAGGTGTTAAACCTGCTATTGGAGTTCTTGGTAGTCAATACCATCCAATGCTTGGTACAGAATCTCATGCAGCTGTACAGGTTAGAGCATTAAGACATGATGCTGATAGTTTTGACGTTATTGAAATAATAGAGCCGGCTAATGTAAATGATTTTGTAGATAACTTTACTGACAATCCAGCTGTTTGGGAGATTGAACCAAGAGAGTCTGTAGACTTAGATATATACTACCAAGCTAGTCGTAAGTTTCCACTTTTGTTAACCAGTGAAACAAATGAAGAGTATATACCTATAGGTAGTACGTTTACGACAAGAGATAGTTCTAACAACCTCACAACGCACACTGTGTTTTCTTGGAGTGATGGTCAAACAATTACGTTTACACCAGCTCTTCCTGCAAACACAACAATAACAGATAACCAAACAATAACTTTTATAACAAAAAACAACGATTGGATCGGCTCTAAAATTGATGGTCAAGTAACAAGTGGTAGCTCTTTAAAATTACATGGTGGTCCTGGTTCTGTTAGTTTTGAAAAACTATCAAGACAATATCATATGTTAGACTGGAGCAATTGTTATTCTTTTGGAAACGGTGTTGAAAGTGATAGAATAAGAGATGCTTTTAATAAACCTCAGATAGACACAGGTGTAAAAGCTTCAACTGTATTAGCAGAAACTGTAAAAGAAGAAAGAAGAAAACACGGTTTAATATTTTCTGGTATATATAATTCTAATGTAGGTGTAAATAACACAAATCAGTTTATTGCTGCAGAAAAAATAACAAAAGATTTAAACCCTGTATATGGTAGCATACAAAAGCTATTTACTAGAAATACTAATTTAGTAACTTTTTGTGAAGATAAAGTGTTAAAAATATTAACAAACAAAGACGCTTTGTTTAACGCAGATGGAAAAGCAAATGTAACTTCTAACAACATGGTTTTAGGGCAAGCCGTGCCTTATGCAGGTAACTACGGTATATCAACTAATGCTGAGTCTTTTGCAGCAACACCTTATGAAATGTATTTTGCAGATATAACAAGAGGTCAAGTTTTAGCATTAAGTACAGAAGGTGTTAGATCTATATCTGATTTAGGTATGAAAGATTACTTTACAGATTTATTTAAAGATTACGCAGATATAGCTATAGGTAGTTATGATCAAAAGAAAAAAGAATATAATATAACTGTTGGTAAAAGATACTCTCAAATACAGTTAACTCCAGAATTTACTACAGTTAGCTATAGTTTAAAGGCAAAAGGTTGGGTAAGCTTTAGATCATATACTCCAGAGCAAGGCATAAGTTTAAATAATGAGTACTACACTTTTAAAGGTGGCCAACTATATATTCATCATGACAATGAAGTTAGAAATAATTTTTATGGCACACAATATAACTCAAGTGTTACGGTAGTATTTAACGACATGCCAGAGACTGTTAAAAGTTTTGGTAGTTTAAATTATGAGGGTACTCAAGCTCAAATAACACAGTTTACAACTTCAAACGCAACAGCGCTTAATAATACTGGTGGTTCTAGTACTGTTACATTCAATGATGGTGAGTATTATAATTTAGACGCTAAACCAGGTTGGTTTGTAGAATCAATAATAACAAACAAACAAACAGGTAAAGCTGTTGAGTTTAAAAATAAAGAAGGTAAATATTTTAGCACAATATGTGGTGACGCAACAACGTTAAGTAATTTAGATGAAAGAGAGTTTTCTGTACAAGGTTTAGGTCAAGCTTCTTTCTCACACAGCGATCCAGGTGGGGGTAGTCAACCGCCAAAAGGTCAAATGACATTAACTATAGCTGACAACGTTTCAACTACATATCAAGGCGATGATGGAACTGGTGGTGCTTGGGACACAGCGTTACAGACTAATTGGGTAGCAACGCAAGTGCAACAAACACACACTGTTACTAACACAATACCTGCTCAAACTGTTGATTTAATAATATCAAACATTGTTGGAGGTTCTTATTCTGGTTTTAATTTACTAGCAGCTCGCTTTAAAATTGGTGGCGCTACAAATAGTAGTGGTAATATATGGACTGGTGGTAACGTAGATACAAATGTTACTCAAGTTGAATTTATAGATAATGGTATTGCTGGAGATCCAGCTAATACTGTAACTGCTAGAGTTAGTCTAAGCTCGTTTAATGCGCCGACTGCTGATCTTAATATTTACGTAGATATAGACGATGGCACTAATCCATCTACGCCTGCTCAAAGAAATTTATGTGTTAGAGTTCAACACCCTTTTGACTCTAATCAAACTGTAACTTATCCAGTACAAAGCCCTTATGGAGCTACAATAACTAGAACTGAAGAGCAAGCTGGAAGCTCTAGCCTTCCAACTAGACAGATATATCAAAGCTCTACTCTTTTAGATGGTGGTTGGAGCACTGTTGTAAGAGTTAATTTTACAGCAGCTAGTGGTTATTACTATGAAGACGCTAATGTTCCTGGCGGATTAAGTATTGGTAGTTCAAACATAAGTACTCCAGGTTTTAATTACACTAGCGCATATGGTACTGTAATACACAACGCTGGATATACTAATGGTAGACTAACAAGTTTTTCTGTAGATATAAACTACGAGCCACCACCAAACCCACCACTCAACCCTGATCCAGCTCACTTATGCAAACTTCATCATAAGTTTATAGTTAACTCAACACTTCTTGCTGTGCCTACTATACCAGCTAATCAGGTTCATAGTGTTAACAATCCTTCAACTGCACCTAATATATCAAGCACGGTACCAGTAACAGTTAATGGAACTTCTGGCGCAACATATACAGTTCAAGTAACGCAACAGTTGAGTCCAACCAGCAATAGTATTGTTAACGAAAATGGTTATTATAACTTTACAAATAACGTATTTCAAACTGGATCTACTAATAGCGGAACACAAACTATAGGTACTACTGGTGTAAATACTCACGTTGTTACTTTACCTAGAAATACAGGTGGTAAAAAACGTTTTGATATTATTATCGCAGCTGTTGGAGACACAACGCTTCATGCTGAAGTACCTAATGCTCATGGAGAAGCATCTATAATACAAGAAGGTATAGGTACTTTAACTATAGGTGGTTTTACAACTAATGAAAATAATGTTACTATAACTGGTTCAACAACAACTACAATGCCAACTTCAAATGTAAAAGAACCTAGAACTATAACTACAACAGGTGGTACTGCTGGTGTTACTACAACTTCAATATTGTTAGACACGCCTACAACTGGTATTGAGCCTGGTATGATTATATCTGGTACTGGAGTTCCTACTAATACTACAGTTTCTGTTGTTAATGAAGACAACGTTAATATAACAACAAATCAAAACGTAACTGTCACTGATGGTAGAACATTAATTTTTAGTACTAACGATGGTTCTGTAAAAACATTTGAAATAACTGTAGCACCACAAGGTGATAATACTTTAAGTATAACTGAAAACGGTGGTAGACAACCGGTTGCTAGTGACTTTGCTGTTTCAAATGAAGTTTCAACTACAAGCTCTGGTAGTCATAACTCTGGCGTTACAACACTAAATGTTTCTTCAACAAACGGTATATCGTCTGGTATGAAATTTACTTTTGCCGGTGCTGAAAGAACTGTAGCTTCAGTTACTAGCGCTACAGCGCTAACGTTTACACCTGCTACGAGCGCTACTGTTGCCGCTCCAGTAGAGATTGTATTTACTAAAGCTCAGCAAGGCGCTAACGTTAGAGTTCAAAGCATTGAAGCTTTTACAGATGCTGGGGCTGTTAAAGTTAGAGGAGTTATTGAAGTTAGTAGCATACCAAATGATGATGAGATAAATATATTTTTAGACAACTTTATATCTGTTAACTAATGCCTACACTTACACTTACATTTTCTGCACCACTAAACGTATCTTGCCAAGTAGGAGATACTGCTTATACTGTACCAACAACAACTACAGCTGGTTTTAAAGTAAATAGTCAACCTGTTACAGAAATAGGTACTATAACTAGAATACAAAATCCTTTGTCAAACTCACCTGTAGTAACTGTAGATACTAATTTACCAGGTACTTATGATGGTGCGACTGACTTTGTTTTTTTTAGCAAAGACAATAAAGCAAATCTTAGTAGTATATTAGGTTATTTTGCAGATGTTAAGTTTGTAAACAACTCTCAAAGAAAAGCAGAAATATTTAGTATTGGCGCTGATATATTCGTTAGCAGTAAATAAACACTAAAAAGTGTAACTATAATATATACTTAAATCATATATTATGGAAAAAAATTTAGTTTCAAGAAAAAAAATACTTGAACTTGAAAAATTGCTGTTAGATACTGAAGATGAAAACATTATAGATAACGGTGGAAACATAATGAACTGTAAAGAGTTTCCTCTAAAACATTCGTTTGCAGATGGAATATATGTAAGGCAGATGAATATGAAAAAAGATAGTGCAGTTATAGGTGCGATACATAATCACTTACATGTTTGGTTTTTATTAACAGGTAAGTTAACCGTAACTACAGAAACAGAACAACAAGATTACATAGCGCCTTGCTATGTAGTTTCACAACCGGGTGCAAAAAGAGTTATATATGCGCATGAAGATAGTATCTTTGTAAACATACACAAAAACCCAACAAATACACAAAATATAAATGAGTTAGAAGCTGAAATAGTTTCTAAAAATTACAAAGAATATGAACAGTATATTAATAAAAATAAATAGATCATGTCGTTTGCAATAGTAGGTACTGTAGCAATAGCTGCCGCTGCAACTAAAGCGACAGTTGGTATAGCTAAAAGTATAGGAGGGACTATACAAGCTCGAAAAGCAGCTAAGGCGCAGGCTAAAGCTCAAGAAGAACTTGATAAAAACAAAGCTTTATATGCTAGTTTAGATACTAGTAATCCTTATTTAAATATGGAAAATACTATGGAAGATCTAACTGTTAATCAAGAAGAAGCTCAGTTTATCAAACAACAACAAGAACAGCAACGTTCAAATATATTACAGCAAATGAGAGGCGCTGCTGGCGGTTCTGGTATTGCTGCTTTAGCTCAAACACTGGCTAATCAAGGTTCGTTAGATGCTCAAAAAGCCGCTGCTTCAATAGGTAAGCAAGAAAGTGCTAATCAAATGGCTGCCGCTAAAGAAGAGGCTAGATTACAAGGTCTTGAAAGAGAAGGTGAGTTAATTAGTAGACAAGCTGAGTTTGGCAAGGTTTCTAGCTTAATGGGTATGTCGGCTGATGAAGTTGCTGCTGCAAGAGCAAAAAGAGAAGAAGCTATTAGAATGGCGTACGGCGGTGTAGAAGACGTAGCTGGTGCAGTTGGTGATTTAGCCACAACGGCAGGTCAAATAGCTGGAGTACCAGGAGGACAAGATTATTTATCACAATTTACAGGTTCAACAACAACATAAAATATGGCAAAAGGAAAAGCACCTGCTAGCAGGTCATTAAATTATAGTTTAGGCGGAGACATTTTAAATAGAGTTAAAGGTTCTTTAGATACAGGAACTACAATTAAAACTATTGATGAGGCTGCCACTGGAGTTACTGATGAAATAACTGAAACAGCTGGAAAAATAACAAACACTTTACTAGGTTTTGAAGAGCAAAAAGCTAAAGAAGCAGCTGAAGAGAAAAGAAAAGAAGAAGAAGCAAACGCTGCTTACGATGAAGGTATGGAAGCTTTTGGCGCTAGAAGTTCTTGGGCTACTGGAGATACTTATGATAAGTTTATGCAAATAGAAGAAGAAGAAAGAAAAGCTTTTCTTGACGCTTCTATGGATCCGAGACTACAACAAAAAATTTTAAGAGAACAAAAAGAAAGAGCTACTCAACAGCAAAACTGGAAAGGTGTTTTTGATGGTTTAAAAGAACTTAAATTATTAGACAACATGGACGCTGATTCTAAAAAAATAATTGCTGCAATGACAAAGCAAGGTAAAAATTTTATAGGACCTGTGTATGATAAAAAAAATAAGTCTTTAAATATGAAAATACTCTTAAATGGTGAAGAAAAAACTATAACAGCTTCAGAGTGGGATAAAATAGTTACTAGAAATAGAAGACCTACAGAAGAAATAAAAACTTTACTTGAAGGTGTAGAAAGAGTAAGAGCTGATAAAAGTAAAAATATACCTTTTAATTTTAACAGTGAAATTCGTAGAAATAAAGATTTAATAACTAAAGATAATATAAACTCTTTAATGAAAGGTGATTTAGGTTTTGGACCAAACTTTTTATTATCTGTTCAAGATCATCCAGATTTTAGTAATGTTAGAGCAAAAGGTTTAGGTTTGAAAATACCAAAAGGCTCAACTTTTACAGCTGATGTTAATAAAGACGGTGAAATATATGGTGAAGAATTTTTAAAGTTAAGCCAAACAGATAAGGTTGCAGTTTCCAGAATGATGGAGCTGCCAGAAAACTTTGAAATAGCAAAAGAATATTTAGCTGAGTTTATGACAATGAACCAGCAAATTGAATACAATAATTACGATGCTCCTTTAGGTTACGGCAAATCAACTGGTAAAGGATCTCTTAACTAGAAAGCATGTTAGAAAATTTATATAATACTTTATCTCAAGATGGTAGGTATACTGAAAGCTATGATCTTTTTAAGGCTAAGTTTGAAAGCCCAGATTATAGAAGAAAAGTATACGATAACGTTCGTTCTACTGAAGAATATACTTTAGACTATGATTCTTTTGAAGATAAATATTATAATTCTGAAAACAATGTCCTACCAAGTCTACCTGAATCTAGGTCAGATAATACACAACAACAAACAAATCAAGGAGCGCCTATAGTAGCTGTAGAAGATGTTAAGGAAGAAGAAGCTCCTGTAATAAAAGAAATAGTAGAAGAAGAAACTTCTGATGAAGAAACTGTAGAAGACGATGCGACTAAAGATAAAGGCGAAGTTGCTGCTTATTTAGCAGATGAAAGAAGAGAGTCTGATGATACAACTGAGCTTGAGTTTACACAGGCTACAAAAAAAGATTTTGATGAAAACGATCCTAGAACTTGGATTACAAAAGACGAAAACACTATAGCTCAAAAGCTACAAGCTAGTCCAAACTACCCAGGAATTAGCGTTAAAGATGTAGGTGCTAACGTTAGCATAAACTTACCAAATGGTAAAAATTATACTTTAGATCCAGACGATAGAAATAGTTTAGAAGCTTTTCAAGAAGTTAATGATTTTTACAAAAACAATGAAAAAGACTTAGATCTTTTAAGTAGTTTACAGTTTGATGACGCCGATGGTTTTAACGATATTTGGGGCAGCGCTGGTTACAAATACGAGGAAAATCCTAATCTTGATGGTAAAGATAGGTTAACTTATAACGGTGTAGACATTACAGATAAAGTAGGTTTTGAACCTGGTAGAGTAGGCGCTGGATTAAATCAACTAAGATCTTATTTATTTGAAAACGCACAGGAAGATGATGTAACTAAAATACTTAGTGATGCAGATGTTTTATACAATGACTCTGTTGAAAAAAGTGCTAATTTAAAAGAAAGCGCTATTAACAGTGGTGAATACAAACAGCTTGCAAGAAACACTTTTTACAAAAAAGATTATTCTAATTTTGTTTCTACTTATTTAAAGGACGCTGGTGTTTCTGAAGAAACTATAAACTCAATTAAAGATTCTTTTGAGGATTTAGCAAAAGGTATTTCAAAAGACAAAAGAGAAATGTCTATTTGGAATTACATACAAGAAGGTTTTGCTGGATCAGCTGGTATGACGCCAGATGAATTTTGGGGCCGTGGCGCTTACAATGATGATAACGAGGTTGTTGGAAACATGCTTAATGTTAATTCTATTATAGATACTTTACCTGAAGGTGAAGATAAAGAAAAAGCTAGAGCCTTATTTAATAAAAAAATACCTAACCCAAACTTTGATCCTAGACAAGCTGAAAGCGAAGATAATCTAAAAGAAATAAATTACATGGATGCTCAAATAAAACAGGCTATCCATAAACACGAAATAAAAACAATAAACGGTATTGTTAGATCAGAGACAGATAAATCTATAAGAGAGTCAAATAGAAATTTAATTGAAGTTGGCGCTGAGGTTGGTCAAAGAAATTCTATACAAGAAAAGAAAATAATAGATAAAAATGTTGAAGATTTTGTTTCAACAGGCGAGTCTATTTTACAAAAAGAATATAAAAAATACGGTAACGAATTAAAAGTTTTAGCCGCAGAAGCAAATGAAGCTGGTGTCAGTGTTAAAATGGACGAAAATGGTAATTTTATTTTTGATGGTGAAGACGAAGAAGCTATAAAAGTATTTAAAAAACGATTTGAACAAAAGAGAAAATACGTAGATAATAAAGTTGAAGACTTTAATAATACACTAAATGATTACAAAAATGATTATTTAAATTGGCAAAACAAATACGGTGAAACTTTAGGTTTAGTAGATCAAACAACTAGAGAGTCTGATATATTTAAAATATCTAGCGTAGAATTTCAAAATGGTTTTAGACGTATAGGTTATTCTTTTCTTGCTTTAACAGATGCTGAAGCAGCAATGCAAAAAAAGAAATCAATGGAAGAAGGTGTTGAAGTTGGTTTAGAAAAGAAAATTGATTACGCCACAGCTTTAGCTACAGGACAAAAAGGTAGGTTTGCTCTTAGAGAAGCTTCTACCCAAGGAGCTAATACTATTATAGCAATGACAGGTACTGGTATTGTTGGAGGTGTTTTTGGTACTGGTAGTGCTTTAGCTAGGTTTACAGCGCCAGCATTATTTGGAACATACTCTGCTTCTGATAAATATTTAGAGTTAAGCATAGCCAAAGAAGGTGCTCAATTAGCTAAAACACAGTTAGCAGAGTTAGAAAAGAACAGGGCTAATATGAGTGATTTTGAGTTTTTAACTACAAAATCTAATCTTGAAAGAGTAATATTACAAGGAGATATTGGTAGAGATAAAATGCTTAGAGTTTCTATACAGTCTGGTTTAATAGAAGCTGGTGTCATGAGTCTTGTTGGTACAGTTCCTAACACTTTAGCTATAACAAGAAGATTAAGCATGCCAACACTTGATATGAGTAATAAAATATTCAGATCAAACTTAAGGGCGTTTGGTGCTTTTGGCGGTACAACAGCAAAACAAACAGCTGGTGAAATATTTGAAGAAACAAGTATTGAAGCTCTTAATATATTAAATGATGGTTTGATACTAGGTAAAGACTTTGATTTTTCTACCTTAGATGATGTTGCTGTAACATCTATAGTTTCTGCAGGACCAACAACAGGTACTTTTTCTGCATACTCTACTATAGTAGAACAAATGCAATCAAAAGAATATAGAAACCAAGTAAACGGTCAGCTTAATAAACTAAAAGAACTTGAGTTAAAAATATCAGATGCTCAAGGTGATATGAAAGATATATATGTTGATGAATATAAATCTATAGTAGATGATATAGCTGGTGGTTCTGTAGGTTTAGAGGTTGATGCTTTATCTGTCGGTAGTGAAAACGTACAAAAGCTTATTAAAGCTGGTATGGAAGAAAACTTTTTAAATCAAGCTGCCGGTGTTAATCCAAATGATAACAATAAAGTTATTGCTGCAAAAAGAGATTCTTATATAAAATCATTAGATAAAGGTGAGGCAACAAAATATCAAGACAAACTTAAAGCCATACAAGATTTAAGAGAAAAAATAACTGGTAAAATAGATTATAATAATTTTGCTGAAAATAATTATGGCGAAGCTGGTAAGGCTATGGAAAGAAAACTGCAAGGTAATAAAGATTATCAAGCAGCAAATAAAAGAGAAAAAGCTATAATGGTATTAAATGCTTTGAGAGAGCAAAATACTAATAATAATATTAAAAAAGCTAAAGCAGATCCTTTTGTAAAAAACCAAGTAGATCAAATAATAAACGATCCTAAAAACGCAGAGTTAACTAAACAAGAAAAAACAGAGCTAGAAAACGCTATATATGAAGACTTTTCTAAAAATCTTTTAGTAAATCAAAGAAAAGCTTACATGCAAGCTAGTGAAGGTAGAACAAACGCTACAAGTATTTTAACTGGCGAACAGCTTGGAAAATTAGAAATAGTTGATGCTGGTGATCAAGCTGGTTTACAAAAAGCTGTATACGATTCAGATTCTTTATCACAGGAAGAAAAAGATAATATAAGTGAAGCTATTAAAAGCGGTAGAGCAAAAGGTGTTATTATAGACAATAAATACATCGTTGAAGACAAAGAAGCTGCTAAGAAAAATCTAGACAACGGAGACTTACTACAAGGAACTGTTATGTCTCACGAAATAAGCCATTTTATAGACGATCATGCTTTTAAAAGTGTAGAAGAAAAAAACAATTATGCAGATAAGCTGAATAGTTTTATGGGTAAAAACAGTAAAACTGTACATGATTTAGCTTTAAAAAGAGTTAATGGTTTAGTTGATACTGACGATAAGCTTTTATATCAAGAAGGTAAAAGTTTTGAAGAACAATCAGAACAATATAAAGATGAATATACTAAATCTGTTCAAGATCTTTTAATGAGAGATAGTTTTGCTACTGAATTTAACGATATAAAAAATAAAGCTGGTGAAGGTTGGAAAAATAAATTAGGTAGAACAAGATTAGGTAAACGTTTAGGTGCAGATCAAGACTTTAATATATACACTGATAGTAACGCTGCTTTTTGGTTAACAGAATTTATTGATAACTTTAGAAAAGGTGAGCTTTCACCTGTTGCTAAACGTAAATTAAAAGCTGCAAAAGATGCTGGAACTAACGTTGCTTCTGAAGTAAAAGGCGCTAAAAAGAGTGATGTTGTTGATAGAACAAAACAAAATTTACAACAACTTGTTGACGATGCTAGCACTGTAGATAACGAAACTGGTGTGTCAACTTTTGTACAAGATAAGTTTAATCCAGACTCTATTAACTTAACGAGCGAAATACCTGGTATGGTAGAAGCTCAAGTTAATAACTGGTTTACTAAATATCCTAACTTAGTAAAAGGTTTTGCTCCTGATTCTATAGTAGATATGAAAAAAGAGCTTACAAATGATGTTACGCTTAGGATGTTAGAGTCAAAAGCCGATAGAAGCTTTGATGGAAGAGGTACATTGTATGGTTTTTTAAATGGTAGAATAAGATTTAGGATGCTAGATCATTTTGCAGATCCAAATGTTTCTGTAATACCTGATTTTAGCCTACAAGAAATTAACGAACAAAGACAAGATTTAAACAGAGAGTTTGCTGATGACTTAACAAAAGAAGAAAACAAATCTTTAGATGAGCCTAGAGTAAAAGTAAATATGTTAAGTGGTTTTCCACAAATAAAACAAAAAGAAAACTCTATAATAGAAGCTATTGATGTTCAAAAAGGAGACACGTTTAAACAAGTTCAAGATAAAAACACTGGTAAAGTTGCAGCTGAAATATTTAATGTGCCAGCTGAAAAAATTACAAATCCAGCTAAAAACTTAACTTACGCTAAAAAAATAGATGAAAATGGTGTGCCAGAAGCATCAGAAGCTGGTAACATACAAAGCTTTTACAATAACGATAACAACGTAAAAAACCTTATAAGATCTTTACCTAGTACAAATGTCACTAAACAAGATGCAGATATAAATGAGTTAGGAGAAAACATAGTGGTAGATCCTAGCGTAAAAGGTAGATCTTTAGGTTTAAAGAAAAGATTAATTGACTTTTTTTATGAGCCAGTTATTGAAAACGGTAAACATAAAAGATCAGATGGTAAAACAAGTCAGGTACCATTATATAAGTTAAAACCTGAGTTTGCTGGTAAAGTTATTTCACAAGAAGC